CCATTTTCGCGGTGCGTGCAGATTTAGGAAGCGTTGACTGTGGCTATTAGAGGCGCGAAGCCCAAAGACGACGGACAGAAGGTCACGAGGCATGCGCTCACGCAAGAGTGGGTTGATGTACCGAACGTCCCCTACGCTGGCCCGCGCCCGCGCCTGGTGAATATGCCAGCTGATACGCGCGCCTGGTGGAAGGATGTGACGACGCTTCCTCACTGCGCTCTGTGGCAGGCTGGAGACTGGCGCTTCGCGCTGGACACGGCTCGCATCCACGCGGCGTTCGTGGGTGGAGATCTAGGTAGGGCTCAAGAGTTGCGCGTACGCGAACGAGTGATGGGGACGACGCTCGAGGCGCGACGTGACCTCCGCATTCGATACGTCGTGGTCGAGGCTGAGGTTGAACCGGCTGTATTGATGAGCGTCGAAGATGAGGAGCGCTGGCGCCGCCTTGTCGATGACGATGCGTGAACGGATTCGCGCATCGCAACATAAGCGCGACCGGTCATTGGGAAAGCTCGCTTATACGTGGATGGAGTATTTCTTGCTCCACGGTCCTGGCGACATTCAAGGGACGCCATTAAGCGCACTTCCATTGAGCGACGAACTCAAAGGACACACGCTCGATGTGTATGCACTCGATGAAGACGGCAAGCGTCTATATGACTCGGTGTTCTACTCACGGCCAAAGGGCGCGGACAAGAGCGGCCACGCCGCGCGCATTGGAGCCTTCGAGGCAGTAGGGCCGTGTCGGTTCGCAGGGTGGGCGTTGGGCGGCGAGGTCTTTGAATGGATGGGGTTCACGTACATATACGGCGCCGGCGAGCCGATGGGCCGCGCGATAACGTACCCGTACCTGCGCGTGATGGCGACTGAGGAAGGCCAGACCGGGAACGTCTACGACTCCATCTACTACAATTTCAAGGAAGGCCCGCTGCGCGAGGCGCTCAAGCATTCCGACGACGCTGGCCTGACGCGCATCTTTCTCCCTGACGGCGCGGGTTCGGGAATCTATCCATCGACTGCATCGTCAGCCGCGAAGGACGGCGGGAAAGAAACGTGGTGCGATTTCGACGAGACGCACCTCTACATCCTCCCCGAACTTCACCGCATGTATGCCACGGTCAGGCGCAACATGACGAAGCGCCGTGAAGCGGAGCCGTGGAGCTATGAGACCTCCACCATGTATGAGGTCGGGCGCGGATCGGTTGCAGAGAAGTCGCACGAGTGGGCCGGGAAGTCGCCGTCCCGCTTTCTGTTCGACCACCGACAGGCGCCGCGCGACATCAATCTCGATGACGATGAGGCTGTCCTGGCTGGGCTGAAGGCCGCTTACGGTGACGCCGCGTCCTACATGCCACTGGACCGTATTCTCTCGGAGATTCGCGACCCACGAAACGAGCTGCAGGACTCGGTCCGCTACTTTCTCAACCAGGCGCACGCTTCGACGACGATGGCATTCGACCTCGCGCTATGGGAAAGCCTCGCGGACACGGACCACAAAGTCCCCAAGGGTGCGCTCATCACACTCGGCTTCGACGGGTCACGGCGCAGAGATACGACGGCTCTTGTGGCTACCGAGATAGCGACTGGCTATCAGTGGCCGATGGGCATCTGGGCGCGTCCTGAGCACGCTGGCGACTGGTCCGTACCAGAGGACGAGGTAGACGCCGCGGTCGAGCTGGCGATGTCTGAGTACGAAGTCTGGCGCATGTACGCAGACCCTCCGTATTGGGAGAACGCGGTCGCTCGGTGGGCGGGACAGTACGGCGATAAGGTAGTCGTTGAGTGGTACACGAACCGGCTCCGCAACATGGCGGTATCGCTGCGCGCATACGCGAACGGCATGCGTGACGGCAATGTGTCGCACGACGGTGACCCACGGATGACGCTGGCAATCGCGAACTCACGCCGGCACACCATTAACTCCTATGACGACGACGGCAACCCGCTCTGGTACATCGAGAAGGAGCGGCCAGGTAGTCCGCTAAAGATTGACGCGGCAGTAGCGGGGTGCATTTCTAACCAGGCGCGCCTCGATGCAATCGCGCTCGGCGTACTGAACGAGCCAGAAGTAGTGAAGGGGTTCTTCGTATGAATGGAGTGGTGATCGCCTAATGCCGAGACCAATCAATCTCAACGCTGGCTCTGGAAGGTACTTTGTCCCGATAGTCGTGGACGCTGACCGCGTGGTGAGTGTCGATGGCGTTGAGCGGGATGACGTTCGCCTGCTCATCGACACAGGGCAAGAGATACGTGTGTTCCAGTCTCGTGACCAAGTGTTGGAGCGTTTGGGCTGGGTCATCGCTTGATGTACGCGAATCCTCGTATAATGCGGTTACATGTTTGACCAGCGTGACGCGCGCCTACTCGCCAAGCTAAGCATTATCGTTATCGCTGCGTCCTCTGCCATCCTCACTAGCGCCACGGTCATTGGCTTAGCGTGGCGACTGTTCTCGGTTATTTCTGGGATTGGAGCCTGATATGGGCGTCTTTACCGAGGCAGTCACGGACATTTGGAACGTTTTCCAGACCAACGTAACCAGTTGGTCTGGCATCGACCGCTGGATTGAAGGCCGCGCCGCGCTCAGGGATGGCACGTACCAGACCTATGCGCGCGAAGGCTACATGACCAACGCGCTCGTCTATGCCTGCATCGAGGAGCTAGGCTCCTCGGCTTCAGAGCCGCAGATGCAGGCGAAGCAAGGCAACAAGTGGCACCACTACAGCGACGGCTCCACCTCGGCTAACCGCCTCCTCGACCTGTTCTATGGCGCGAAGCGCGCGAACGGGGAGACGTACTACGGCGTCAACCCGTTCATGGATGTATACGAGTTCTGGAAGACAATCATCCTCCACCGCTCCATCGCCGGTAACGCTTATGCGCTCAAGGTCCGGTCGCGTTCTGGACGTGTCGTAGAGCTATGGCTGATGCGTCCTGACCGCGTGACCATTGTCCCTGACCAACAGTCGTTCATCCGCCACTACGAGTACACCGCAGGCGGCAGCCAGCCGATTCGCCTGCCGGTCAATGACGTGATCCACTGGCGCACACCACACCCGCTCGATGACTTCTACGGTATGCCACCGCTGATGGCGGTCGCCGGTGTCGTGGACATCGAGAACTACAGCCGCGATTTCATTAAGACGTACTTCGAGCGCGCCGGCGTACCGGCTGGCATCTTGTCGACGAAGGCGAAGATGGACCAGGCGCTCGTCGATGACCTCAAGGCGCGCTTCAGTGCCAACACAGGCGGCCCTGCTAGCTGGCATGGACTCCTCGTCCTCGATGGTGAGTCCACGTATACGCAGATGACGCAGAGCCTCGGTGCTCAGGGCTTGGTGCTTCCTGACATGAACAAGATCAGCGAGGCGCGCATCTGCGGCGTGTTCGGCGTCCCGCTCTCGCTTGTCGGGACGGTGCTCGGACTCGAGGCCAGCTCGTATGGGAATAAGAAGTCGGAGCGGGAAGGGTTCTGGAACGAGACGCTCAAGCCGCTCTATAAGGAACTCGTCGGCCCGCTCAACCGTTCACTCGCCAGTGAGTTTCCAGGCGTGCAGGAGGTGGCATTCGACCTCTCGACGGTCGGCGCGCTGCAGGAAGACGACGACTCACGCCACACCCGCGTACGCGCTGACGTAGGCGGCGGGATCATGTCCGTCGAGGAAGGGCGACTGGAGCTGGGGTTGGAGGCATCGCTGCCAGCCGGTCACACCTTCTACATCCCGTCCAACTACAGCCAGACGCCTTCCGAGAAGGTAGGCGCCGAGCCTGAGCCGCCACCTGTGCCGGTGCTCCCTGATGGCGTGGAAGATCCCGCTGAGGAGGATGCATAGGATGGCACTGTCCGAGGTGCACCTCTGCCAGCGTTGCGGGCGCAAGTTGCCTATTAACCATGTCGTCGGACAGGTTCAGGTGTTCTGTCGGTACTGCAAGGGGACGACGATGGTCACGGTATCTGGGCCGATGATTCGGCGCGAGTGGTAGTTGACACGCGCGGTCATATTGTTATGATCTGAATAGGTACTAAGGCACTATAGCGGCCCTCCCCGACCTGTGGGACTCGACGTGGCCCTCATCGCGAGGGCCACTACTTGTCTCACGAAACCTCTCCTAGCTGGTATCGCGTCGAGAACGTTGCCTCTCCCGAGGCGGCGGACCTGCATATCTACGATGAGATCTCCCACTTCGGAATCCTTGCGGCGGACTTTAAGCGCGACCTCGATACCGTGTCGTCTCCCCGGATTCGCCTGCACCTCAACTCGCCAGGTGGATACGTCGATGACGGTATCGCCATCTACAACATCCTCAAGGACCACCCGTCCTCGGTAGAGGTCTACGTCGAGGGCATCGCTGCCTCGATTGCCTCGGTGATTGCGATGGCGGGCGACCGCGTAGTCATTGCTCCGCACGCGCGGATGATGATTCACAACGCGCAGGTAATCACGATGGGCGATGTGAACGAGCACGAGCGCTCGGTGTCACGGCTGCGCGACTCCAACAACAACATTGCATCGGTCTATGCGGAGAAGGCCGGCGGCGACGTTGAGTCGTGGCTCGAGCGCATGGCCGCCGAGACGTGGTTCACCGACCAGGAAGCTGTCGACGCTGGCCTTGCTGATGAGGTGGGCCGGTCGAATGACGGCGCCGAACCTACCGCGCTCGCAGCTCGCCGCATTGCTGCATTTGACATGAGCCGTTACCGCGATGGCGACCGGATGGTCGCGCGCATCGTGACGGAACTCGTGTATGGGGAAGTGCTCCCCGACGACATCCCCCCAGAAGCTCCTGCGGACGTTGAGCCCGTTGAGCCCGCGCCGGCTGAAGAGCCGACGCCACAACCCGTTGACCCCATCACCGCTCGAAGGCGGGCGGTGGACGTGATTTTGGAGGCATTGCATGTCTGAGCCGACTACGCTCGCTCTGTTGAATGCGGATTTGGAGTCGGTGCGCGCTCAGCGTGAGGCGCTCCGCAACAAGCACGTCGGTTCCACGATTCCAGAGGAGGCGCGCGCCGAAGACGAGGAACTCGTCAAGCGAGCGAAGCGCATCACTGACGGCATCGAGGTTGAGCGGCAGAAGGAGCGCGACTCCGCATTCGCTGAGACTGCCCGCTACATGGACGACCCGCAGTACCAGATCTCGCGGGCGGTCAATGCTGAGGACGAGGGCCGTAACGCGCTGCTCCGAGCTGGCTGGAACGTCCGTAACGGGATGGTCTACCGCCAGGTGTCGGGCAATCGCGAGGTCGCGTTCTGCCCTGAAGAGGTCATGTTCGGTCCAATCCCGACGAATGACCCCGTCGCCGGCAAGCACTTCCAGCAGACGCGCGCATCGTTCCAGCCTGAGTACCGCTCAGCGTTCAATCACTGGCTGAAGTCTCGCGGCGACCGCACGGCGCTCTCAAGCCAGGAGCAGAATGCGCTGTCCGAGGGCATCGCTGAAGGCGGCGGCTACCTTGTCCCGCCCGACATGGCCGCGGAGATCATGGCGCGCCGTGCTGACGCATCGGTTATGCGTCGAGTCGCTACCGTGCGCCAGACTTCGCGCAACGTCTACCAGATTCCCGCGGTCGCGCCGGCGTCATCGGGCGGCTCTATCTACTCGTCAGGCTTCATCGGCGGGCTCGTCGGTGAGACGCCCATCTCGAACACGGACACCGGCCCGACGTTTGAGCAGTTCGAGATCGGCATCAAGAAGTTCGAGGCGTACACCCGCGTCTCCAATGACCTCATCGCCGATGCGGTCGCGGACGTGATCAGCTTCCTTAGCACCGACGGAGGCAGGAACCTCGGGTTGGTGGAGGACAATTACTTCATTAACGGCCTTGGTACTGGCCTCGAGCCCCGCGGCCTGCTGAACTCCGGCATCACCACAGGCGATGTCGAGGGTTCGACCTCGGACCACGTGAGCAACTCCACGTCGAACGCTGGTTCGGCGCCGAAGCTGATCGCGCTGGCGTACCTCGTGCCGGCGCAGTACACGGCGGGTGCGTCGTGGCTGATGGCTCGCCAAACGAAGGGCGAGATTCACGCCCTCGTCGACGCGGACGGTCGTCCGTGGTGGCAGCTCGCAGCCGGCGCTGGTGGTGCTGCAGGCGCTCCTGGCACCCTCGTTGACTTCCCGGTGAACGAGTCTCCGTTCATGCCAGTCGATGGCACCAACGGCAACAAGGTGGTCGTCGTGGGCGACCTTAGCGCGTACATCATCGCTGAGCGCACCTCGCTCTCGGTGACGATTGACGACATCAACCTTCGTGGATCAGACGAGACGCAAATCTTTATTCGCTCTCGCGCTGGTGGTGGGCTTTGGAACACCGACGCTCTGAGGATTGGCATCGTCTAACAAACGACGCTCTCCGAATCGGCTCGTCTAAGAAGGGCGAGCACAGTAAGAAAGCAGGTTAGGGACACATGCCAGCAGGACAGGACAGTGTTTACACGGTGGCGCTCGCGCCAGTTCTGGTCGACCAGTCGGCGGCGAACACCACGTCAGCCTCAGTCGATATGCAGGGCTACGACCGCGTGAAGTTTATCTATCAGATTGGAGCCATCGTTAACGGTGGCATCCTGTCGACGTGGGCGGTTGAGGATGTCAACTCGAACCTCGCGACCTCGACGAACATCACGAGCGCCACGAATGCATCGTTGCAGGCGGCGCTCGTTAACGTGACGAACACGTATAACAACTCCATCCAGGTCATCGACATCTTCCGCCCGACGAAGCGTTATGTCGGCGTGGTCGTCGACGCGGTGACGGCGAACATCACGCTCCTCGGCATCGTCGCTGAGAGGAGCCGTGGCACGGGCACGAACCCGGCGACGCTCACGACTGGCTTCCAGCACGTGAAGATCCGGGCCTCCTAGCAGTGGTACTCGCGGACGCGCGAATACTTACAACGAGTCGCGGGCTGGAAGTAGAGTTCCAGCCCGACGACCGTTTGATGTCCGGTATGGTCGAGACGAGCGGTGATTGGGAAGCCGATGTCGCGAAGGCGATTGAGCGCTACCTAAAACCCGACTGGACGTTCCTCGACATCGGCGCAAACGTCGGTTATTTCTCGCTCCTCGCGGCAGCTCGCGGTAACGATGTAATCGCTATCGAGGCGGACGCTGAGGCGTGCGAGATCCTCAAGCGCAACGCAGAGCGCAACAAGGTCGCATCGCTGATAGATGTTCACTCACTCGCGGTGTCTGACTCGGATGGTATCGCCTACCTGAGTGACTACAGCGTCGGCAATCCAGGCGGCCAGTATCTCGCGGACACAGGACGCGAAGTCGCTACAAAGCGGCTCATCAATGTCCTCGGCGACAGGCGTCCTGAGTTCATCAAGATCGACATCGAGGGTATGGAGTACGCCGTACTCAACGACGCACCCGAGGTCCTAGAGGGCGCTCAGGTGGTCGTGTTCGAGACGGCAGTCCACGCCTCACGCTACGGCGTCACTCCTGACGCGGTGGTGAACCTACTGCGGCGGGCAGGGTTCACGGTCACGTACACCAACGGCCAGGAGATTGACGCGCACTGGCTCGCGGCGATTGATTCCACACCAGACGCCTACATCAACCTCCTCGCACGCCGCGAGGTGAAGGTGGCGACGCGGGCGACGGTGCTCCTGTGTGCGTGGCGGAACATGGTCATCGAGACGGCTGAGAGCCTTCTCGCGCTGCGTGACGCCGGCTGGGGCTACTCCATCGTCCGCGGCGACGCGCTCATCATTCGGTCGCGCTCGCGAGCGGTGAGCAACTGGTATCGCTTCTGTCCTGACGAAGACGTGTTCCTGATGATTGACGATGACGTTGTGTTCGACATCGAGCACGCTGAACGAGTCGTCGAGCTCGCACGCGAGAAGCGGACCATCGCCGTAGGCGCCTACGTGGTGAAGGACGGCGGGCATTTAGCCTGTCGGCGTCTGCCAGGTCAGGACATCGTATTCGGCCCGAAGTCTGAGCCGGTCGAGATCAAGTATCCCGCGACCGGCTTTATGGCCGTACACCGCGACGTTATCGAGGCGATGGTGCAGGCCATTGAGCCAGATGGTGAACCGCTGTTCCCGCTCACTGGTGTAGACCCCGGCGCGATGTATCCGTTCTTTGACACCTTCACTGTCAAGAATGAGGACGGTTCTTACGAGTATCTCAGCGAGGATTACGCCTTCGGTGAGCAGGCACGCCGGCTCGGCTTCAAGGTGTGGCTCGACCCGAGCGTGATCCTCTTCCACATGGGTACCTTCCCCTACAACGTCCACGACATGAAGAACACGAGGAGGGTCGAAGATGATCTGTCCTAACTGCGGCTCTACGAATACTCATGACCATGTGGCATGGGCAGAAAGCGGCGGATTCCAGCACGGATTCTATCTCTGCGAGGACTGCGCTACGCGCTTCAACGAGACAGGTCAGGTCGTCGAGGATGAAGTCCCCACGATTGAGCCCGACCCTGCCTTTCCTGAGCTCGACGGCACTATCCCCGAGGTGACTGAGTGGCTCGAAGGCATTGATGACCCTGACACGCTCCGCGGCATCGATGACGCAGAGCGGTTTGGTCGTGACCGCAAGGGTGTCCATGACGCTATCGAAGCGCGCCTCGATGGGGCCGATTAAATGGCGGACTACACGAAGGTCACGCTGCTACAGGAGATCGCTACGAACTTGTCTGCCGATGTGTTGGCGGGTACTGACCACCTCGAGGTCCGCATCCTGCGAGCGATTGCATTGGCGACAGAGTAAATGGCTGACTACGAGGTAATCACGTTGCTCCGCACCATCGCCGAAAACACAGGCGAAGGTGAGTTGGACGACGTGAAGTATGAGGAGGTCGAGTTGTACGCACTCATCTGCTCGAACCTCAGTGGGACGCCAGCCGAAGGCACCGACTACGAGGTGATTCGACTCCTGGAAGGGATAGCCACGGCGACGACTCCATAGCAACTAAACGCCTCCTGTATTCCCGAGGCTATATGGCCAGAGGTAGCGGGTAACGGCTCCGTCATGCGGAGCAAGGGGTGAGAGATGACGGTATCGCGGACGACGTACGCGACTCGTGAGCAGCTCAAGGCTGCTGCCGGCTGGACTGGTTCGGCTACCGACGCCGACACCGACCGCCTGCTTGAGACGCATTCAGGCAAGGCTGAGCAGCTCCTACAGCGCCATTTCTACCCTCTTATCGCTACGCGGACGTACGACTGGCCGTCCACGAAGAACCTCAACAACGGCAAGCTCTGGCTAGACGCTGACCTTCTCACGCTGACCACGCTCACGGCTGATGGCACAGTGATCACGTCGGCGGATTACTACCTCGACCGCAACGAGGAAACCATCGGCCAGCCGTACCGCATGGTCGAGATTGACTCGACGAGCGATAGCGTATGGGGCGACCTCAGCGACGACGGACAGCGGTCAATCTCTGTGCTCGGCGTGTGGGGTTATGCCAACGTCACGGCTCCTGCGGGCACGCTCAGCGCCACCATCAACGATTCCGTAACCGCGCTCGTTGTCACGGACTCAGGCAAGGTGGGCGTCGGCGACCTCATCCTTATCGGCACTGAGCGGATGGTGGTCGCGGACCGCACATACGCTGACACCACGAAGACGCTCGCAGGTGCGCTCGAGGCCATCTCAAGCGACAGCACGGTCAGCATCGCAACCTCTCACGGACTGCTCGCCGGCGAGACGATCCTCATCGATAACGAGTTCATGTTTATCGAGGTGGCTCAGGCCACGGCGCTGATCGTGCGGCGCGCCGTGAACGGGTCCACGCTCGAGGCGCATAGCTTCGCTGAGGCTATCTACGCTCCCCGCTCGCTCACCGTCACACGCGGTGCCTACGGCACGACAGCGGCGGCGCACACGGCGGCAGACGCCATCACGCGCAACGTCCCGCCATCGCTCGTCACTGACCTCGTGATTGCCGAGTGCATCGCTCAGCGTGTCCAGGAGTCAGGCGGCTACACGACGACGGTCGGGCCTGGTGGACAGTCTGGCAGTGAGCGTACCGCGCTATACAACTTGCGCCATCAGGCAGAGGACGCATACGCGCGCTTCTCGAGGGTGTGGCTGTGAGCGCGCTTCAGGCATATGACGCGGTAGTCGACCGCCTGAAGTCGCTGCGTAAGTTCGACAAGGTGGCGCAGGTCGAGGCGTCACAGCCTCCCGGTAACGGACTGTATGCGTCCATCTTCTTTGATGACGGCGCCACGAATACCGAACTGTCGACGCTAGGCGGTACGGCAGCTATCGGGACATCGTTCGTGTGGCAGTTGCGCCTCTACAAGAACACATCCAGCCAGCCAGGAGACAGCATCGACCGCACTCTCATTGACGCCTTCGATGCGGTGTGGAGTTCGCTCATCGCGGACCACTGGCTCATCCCGAACACCTATCAGGTGGACGTGCTCGGAGCCTATGGGCGGCGGTTGGATGCGACATCAGATTACGTCGACTTCGGCAACAACACGCTCTATCGAATCATCGATGTGTCCGTCCCGATTGTGGCTACGGGAGTCTACAACTATGGCTAACAGCCAGCTCAACATCGACGTAAACATCAAGGGTCCGCTGTTCGATAAGCGCATCGACGACACGGTTAAAGCGGCCATGCTCGATGAGGTGTTCGAGAAGGTCGACGCGCGAGTTGCGAGGATTCCTCGGTCCGCGAAGCTCGGGCGCAAGAATAACACCATATCGTCATACCGCAAGGATGCCGGCCTCGAGCAGACGGACACCATCGAGTCCACGCTGAACTGGCCGCGCACCACTGGACGTTCGTGGCTGGGTCACAACATGGCGGCGATCAGGAAGATGGCGCCGAACGTCATCCGCGCGGCAGGGCGCCGCATCGCTAAAGACCTCGGAGGTTAGCTAATGAGGCTGTCAATGCATGACAAGACGAGGGCTATCGCTATGCAATACCGTTGTCTGCTCGATGGCGTGGACATCTCTGATGCCTGCTTCGCGGCGGACGATGACGAGGGCTGGGCGGACTGCTATCAGTTAAAAGATGGACAGCCCTTCGTCGCGGATGACGGAGAATTTGCCGTTGAGCGCCGGCGCGGTCGTGTGCAACTGGTCCGTAGCGGAGGTAACTGATGACACGTCGAGGCTCGGACGCCGCATTCCTGATCGTGGACGGCTACAACGTCGGCAACCTGACGACGACGTTCACCGACACCATCGAGGCAATTACCGAGGAGACGCATGGCCTCGGTGATTCGTGGATTGAGAACGAGTATGTCGGACTCAAGCGGGCATCGTTCACGCAGGACGGCTTCTATGATGACGCCGCGCTACAGACTAACGCTGCATTCGTCGGCAATGAGGGTGTCTCGCGTCTGCTGGCCTACGGACTCGAAGGAAACACCATCGGGAAGAAGATGACTGCCTACGAGGGCGCGCTCGAGGTGCAGTTCCCACGGATGGTGACGCGCGGCGAGCTGCACAAGATGACGGTCAACTACCAGGGCAACGGCTCTGTAAGTGACGCCTACATCCTGCATGAACTGTCGGCTGAGGACGCCTCGCCGGCGAATACGCAGTCTGAATCGGTCGACAACGGCGCCGCTACGACGACCGGAGCTATCGCGTTCCTGCAGGTGACTTCGCTCACCCTCGGTGGGTATACGAACTGCATCATCCAGGTGGACGACTCGGCAAACAACAGCGCGTGGTTAGCGGTTTCTGGCGGTGCGTTCACCGCAGTCACTACGTCGCTGACTGCTCAGCGATTGGTAATCGCTGGCACCATTCGCCGCTACCTGTCCGTGTCGTGGGCCTTCACTGGCGCCG